GCGACGCCACCTTCTGCACTCCGCAGATCCACCAATCCAACACGCGCTGCCGTTCCTGCTCAAAGCGCGCGTCGGCATTGCGCTGCACCTGGGTGACTTCGGTTGCCGTGCGTGACCCACCACCGCCAGGGGCGCCGACTTGATTGGCATCGATGCCGAGAATCTGCGCGCGGTCCCGCTCGATGACGTTCTGTCCTTCGTAGCTTTCGCGCCCGAGGGTGATCGCCGGTACCTGCGCCATCAGCCGTTCGACGCCACCATCGAGTGCCCCAGGTTCCACCGGGATCATCGTCGGCGCCTCGCCCTGGCCGATCTTCTGGCGGACTTCGTCGTTCACTTTCGACGTGTCGATGAAGACGTGCAACTTGCTGCCCTGCCGACGCTGCACGATCTGGGTCCGAAACTTATTCAACTCACGGGTTAATGCGCCGGTCAGGGTGCAATCCGCAGCCACGTAAGGTGAATCGGTCAGATCGCGCAGCGCCAGCGGGTGCAACGGGTAACCGATCATCGAGTCTGGTGTCAGTCGTCCATCAGGGCCGATGGTCTGACACGCCAGTCCCTTATGCACGACCGGCTGATCCATCCCGTCGATCAACACCAACTCGCGAATGACGAGCGGATGCGTGACGTTGGCATCTCTGAGACTCGCGCGGTACCACATCTTGACGCCGCTACACATCGGTTCGCCGCTCTCGGCTTCCTCGGTCAGCGGTTCAAAGTAAGGCTTGTGTTCTGTGTTGTCGGCGAGTGCGGTGTCTTCTGGTAGTGAAAACTCGCGCTTCACCCGACTGCACGGGCGCCGCCAGCGATAGCCGAGCCAGGGCGCCTCGTCATAGCGTGTGTCGCGCATCAACGACGGCAATAAAATCGCCGCCGGTGAGATGCGCGTCCAGAAGATGTCCTCCCACACGGTGACCGGCATCGGTGGTTGCGGCGGTGTCTCGACCGGCATCCCGGTCAACGGGTCCGGTGGTCCCGGCGGCGCCGGTGGCGGCGTCACCATCTCGGTGACAGCGGTGTAGCCAATCTCTGTGGGACACGGCTGAATCGCGACGAGGCAGTCTTGAATCGTCGCCATCGCCATGTTCTTCGACCGCATCCGCTTGCTGCCGAGCATCGTGTTGAGTAGTTCTTGAAACAACAACAGCGGAGGCGACGGCGTACCCGCGTCGGGGATCAACGCGATGGTTGGCGTGTCGTAGAACAGGGCTGCCTTCTTGCGCTCGACATCGGAAAAGTCTTTCGCGACGTTGATGTCGAGATTCGGTCCGCCCGTTTCGGTCTTCACCGACGTTGGCGTGTAGCGTTCTAGATTGCCTTCGACATCCCAGGCCGCGATGGTGTCGGTGCGGAGTTTTTCGGCGCTGTCAATCTCACCGCGCCAGAAGGTCAGGTCGTCTTGCGACAACGGCAATGGCGCTGCCGCCACCGGCGGCACTTCAGGTGCCGATGGCAAAGGCGGACCCGACGGCGGCACCGATGGCGGCGCACCAGTCGGTGGCGGCGCCCCTGGCAGCATTACGTCAACACTCCAGAACCCTCACGCGAAAAGCGTTGGCGATACCACGCCAACGAATACGGCACCGGTGCGCGCGTCCACGTCGAGGTACGCGGCGCCGCGCGCAGTCCGCCCATCAGCAGATACCGGACAGCATCGCAAGCGTGGTCGTCACTCTCGCTATTCAAATCCTCAGCATCGAGGTCGCTTTGGATCATCAGCGGAATGGTGCGGATGAGGTACCGGCAGCGCGGATGAATCGACAGCCACGGACGCGCGACATGATCGGTGTGGGTGCAGGGCGCCAGTGCCTCATGCACTCGCTGCCAGCCATTCTTGCGGTCGTTCGACACGCGCACGACCGGCACTCCGTGGCGCGCCAGGGTCAGACCAATCCACTCGCCCAGTTCTCCGTGCTTCGCTGGCAGCAGCGAGGGGTCGCAGTAAACCGGCGGCACCTTCGGCAGACGCCACTCCTTGCACTTGTCCTTGATCGCGGTGGCGACATCCTTCGCGGTCATGCGCTGGAACTTGTATTCATCGAACACGGTGACGTGGTTGTCCGGCAGCGCGGCGCCCCACACCACGCACCCTGGCGCCGAGTTGCCCCAGTCCAGGCCCAGGCCGACTCGCAGATCACGGGCGCGCATGTAGAATCTCGCGATGGCCCTGACGTATCGCGGCGACGCGCGCCACCTCATCGAGCATCCGATTGCCGGACGCGGCAATGGCCTGACCTACGGCGCCGCCATCATCCCTGGTCCCTGCGCGCAAGACCTGACCGTGATCTTCAGCGACGCCATCGGTGACGACATCAGCGACGGTTGGGAACACGTTAGTGTCTCGACGCCGCGCCGACCCCCCAACTGGAAAGAGATGTGCTTCATCAAGGATCTGTTTTGGGATGCCGAAGACGTGGTCGTGCAGTTCCATCCGCCGAAGAGCGTCTACAAAAACGTGCATCCGCATTGCTTGCATCTGTGGCGTTCGACCACCGCCACGATCCCGATGCCGAAAACCTTGCTGGTGTAGCATCACGGGATCCGACGCGGCACGATCAGACAGCGTGTCGGCAACGTGATGATGGTGTCCGTCGGCGTCACCACTTCGATGCGACAGTCCTTGTCCGCGCGATAGATCCGCACATGCGCGGTGACGTATTCGTCAATCGCCATCGGACGCGACAGCCACACATGCGCCGCGCACCCACTGGAGAGCGCGACGAGGTAGCCGACGAGCAGCAAGCGCATTTACGGTAGACTCCCGCGATGGCTGACGACACCCGTCGTTTCCTGACCGTCGAGGAAGCGCGAGAACAGGCGCTGCAGGCGTGTGACGACGGCGTCCTGGCACCGACGCAAATCATCGACCGGCTGATCGAGGAATTGCAGATCACGCACACCAAATCGATCCTGCGGACAACGGCCAAAAGCTTTGCCGCTGGCGAGGCTCATGCGAAACGACAGGCGAAACCTGACGACACCCTGACCGTCGAAGCGGCGAAGGCCGATCTGTTGTCCACGTTGAAGGCCGTCATCACACACGCGCTGGAAAGCGACCAACCCCTTGTGGTCATTCCTGATGACTACCTTGAGGAAGTGGACGCCCTGATCGCCGCCGTCCGCGCCGAGAACACGGAACTGCGCGTCATCGCTCAGGCCATCCTGTTCGCCACCGTCGAAGGCGATATTGCGACCTTGCCTGACGACAGCGACGGACGCTTTCTGCCAGCCGACCTGCTGCGACGGCTCGACGCGATCCTCGCGAAACGCTAGACTCCCGCGATGGCTGACGACACCGTTCAAGCGACGAGACAGAGATTGCTTGACGCGATTCACGACGTTGAAGCGATGCCAACGGGTGACGCCTCTTGGGAACAGGAGATCGACGCCCTGATCGCCGCCGTCCGCGCCGAGACGCTGGCCGAGTACACGCTGACCGACAGCGACGTGGACAAGTTCCTTGAGGCGTGTGAAGCGCCGGTCGATCCCGAGCGCGTCGAGCGCATCCGCAAGCTGTTCAACGAGAAGCTGCGGTAGACTCCCGCGATGGCTGACGACACCCAACATGATGCGGACTACGCTGCCGTTGGCGACTGTTCCTGTAACAAGTGCAACCCGGAGACTCCCGCGATGGCTGACGACACCCTGCGCGAGATGGCGCGAACCATTGCGGTCGCGCACTACATGGACGAGATGACCACCGCCGAAGTCCACGCGCTGGCCGATGCCGTGGCCGACGCCCTGATCGCCGCCGTCCGCGCCGAGAACAACGACCGCGAGTTTGCGGCGGAAGAACGCATCACGGAATTGCTGGACGAGATCGACCGGCTGAAGAACAGCCTCACAAGTTAACGAAAGCGGCGTTATCAGAACCCGCATCACTCACTCGCAAACTTCACGACGACCGGAATCGCTTCCAGTAGTAAGCGCGTCACTTGATGCGGTTCGACCGACTGCCCAAGTTTCGCGTCGCTCTCGATGTCCTTCGCTTCTTCAATCCACCGCGCGACGTGCGCTTTGTCCTCGATCAGAAACTGCCGCGTCGGCACCGACGGTTGTGTCGGTGGCAACGCCGCCATCACGCGCGAAAACTTCGCCGCTGTCTCGGGTGCCACAGACTCTCGTCGCGCCTTGATACGCGGCGTAGCAACCTTTGTCGGTGGCGCGCTGATGCGCCAGGACGCGCCCGACTTCTCGACCCACGTCCCTGGTTCATCGGACCAGTGCGTGTCCTCGCTGACATCCGGCACGGGGTCGCCAGGAAAGATGCGCTGCAGCGTCTCGTTGATCTCGTCGTTGGTCATGCCGCAATCCCCGCATCGGCGACGTGCCACGGCTGCGAATCCTTCGTCGCCTGAAAATCGAAGAACTGCCCCTCAAACGCATTCCAGTCGCCGTCGAGCCACTGCCGTCGGAGAATCGGCGGCAAGTTCATCAAGGTCTGCCGATACCCCGGCTCGATGTACGGGTTGTCCTCCAACCACCCCTGCACAAATCCCCACTGCGCGGGGTTGTAGTCAGGAAACTGCTCCCGGTCGGGATTGCGCTCGACAAAAAACTCATGCACCCAGCGACTGCCACGTCCGCCAGGATTGGTCCCGCCCCACACTTGCGCGCCGCCTTCATCGATGATCGATTGCTTCGCGCTTCTCGCGCAGCTCACGATGGCGAGAAACATCGGCAACGGAAATGTCACCACTTCATCGAAGACAATCCGGTCCCACTGCGTGGACAAAAACTTCGCGACATCCACGTCCGTCTCGCAATGCCCCGCGCGAATCAGCGAATCATTGCCAAACGAAAACTCCCGCATCGCACTGCGATACTGCGCGCCGACCGCCTTGAGTTTCTCCGCTTCACTCGGCATCTCCAACAGATGCGTCGATTCCAACTCCCCGTAAGTCCGCCGCAACAACAGGCATCGCAAACCGGGGATGCGTAAGCAGTCTCGATACAGCAACCATCGAAGTCCGTAGGACTTGGTGACCGCTTTGGCGCCGCCAAACAGCGCATACTTCGTTTTCCTCGTCTGCTCCGCAAACATCGTCTGCCGAGGCGTCGGGGCAAACAGCCACGACCAGTTGCTCGACTGCTTGCCACCGCGCTGCAACGCCGTCGCGCGAATCCCATACGCCACTTGTCTGTCCCAACACGGCTTGTCGTTGCCGACCGGCTGATCGTTCCAACACATCCACGGTTCCCAACCCTCACCATCCACCGTCGGCAGTCGCCGCATCGGCTGTCCACACCAACAGCAGCGCGACAGCGACTCCTGCATCCGGTCCAACCGCTGCGCGAAGTTCAGCATCGATGGCGCACCGGTCCAAACATCATCGGCACTTCTTCCATGTCCGTGAACGCTTGCCACGACCGCATCCACGGTGGCGGACCTTCACTGACAATCGTCACCACCCGCATTCGCGCCTCCGCAAATCCCGCTGCGCGTTCTCGGTCCTCGGCCTGATACCGCGCACTGTCCTCATCCGTTCGACCATCCTCTTGCCACCACGGATCAGGCC